TATTATGACCACGAAAACGGTCTGCGGTACGCGTTCCTCGACGACGGAACATCGGCGTCAATAGACGAATTTTTTGATCTGTATAATAAATATGTCCAGACGCCGGAAGAAGTTGTTAAGCTACAAGTCGTAGGCAGTGGCGAGACTGAACTGCTACAGGATGGCCCGCCCTGCTTGCAAATACTTTGTAAGATGGGAATTAGCGAAGGTGGCCGCAATAATGGGTTGTTCAACATCGGCGTTTACTTGCGTAAAGCGTATCCTGATAGTTGGGAATCCGAAATCCTTAAATACAACATGGAGTACCTATCTCCGCCGCTTCCACTCCCGGAGGTCAACATAGTTGCCAAGCAGGTCCAGAGAAAAGACTACGCTTATAAGTGCAACGACGCCCCCATCAACGCTTACTGCAACAAAGAGCTATGCCGTACCAGAAAGAATGGCATAGGAGCCGCTGTGGCGGGGGCCACAATCGCGAACCTGCGAAAGTACAACTCTACCCCGCCGGTCTGGTTCATGGACGTTAACGGCGAGCCTCTGGAGCTTGATACAGAAGCCCTTATGAACCAAATGACGTTCCAGCGGTCCTGTATGGAGCAGCTTAACTTCATGCCGCGGTCCGTGGCCAAGCAGCAGTGGGAAAGCCGCATCAGTACCCTGCTCACCGAGATGCGCGATAACGAGAGCGCAATCATTGAAGTGTCTCAGGACGCCAGCGTCAGCGGTCAATTCTACGACTACCTCGAAGAGTTCTGCCGTCACCTACAGCAAGCGCAAGACAAAGAAGAAATCCTGCTTCGCCGCCCTTGGACCGATGAAGACGCAGAGCTTACATATTTCCGTCTGAAAGACTTCGAATCCTTCCTGCGTAAGAACAAGTTCTTCGAATACAAATCACACAAGATCGCTCAGCGTTTGCGGGACATCAATGGCGAGAGCGTGGTCCTCAAGATTAAAAGCCGCGCAACACGGGTCTGGAAGATACCGGCCTTCGACAGTGTGGACATAGAAATCGACCCACCACAGTTTGGGAACCAAGGAGAGGCCCCCTTCTAATGAAAAACGTTGGAAACCGGAATTGGACCATCTATCGTATGCGCGTCGTTGAAAAGCGAACACTGAGCAGTATAGGAGCCCAGTACAATATTTCCCGAGAGCGTGTTCGGCAGATCGTCGTCAGAGCTGCCACCCTGACGAAGCACAGACGTTGGGCAAAAACGGTTACGAAGACAAATGGCATGACACCCGTTGGGGCACTTAACTTATCGGCGCGGGTGCAAAATGTTTTGAAAAAGAGGCAGGTGTATGACCTGCCATTACGTCTCTTTGTCGAGACCATTTCTCCACAAGAAATAATAAGCGAACCAACATTTGGTCGACGCAGCTTGCGAGAGCTGATCGCAGCAATTGAAGAGGTAGACCCTGATGTTTCGAATCTTTGGACCGCCGGGCACGGGCAAAACTACGACCCTGCTAAACATGGTAGATGATGCCTTGGAAGGCGGAATACACCCACATCGTATCGCCTTCCTCGCATTTACTCGTAAAGCTGCAAACGAAGCAAAAGAAAGGGCCGCCACGCGCTTCGGGTTGGACCCCAAAAAAGACCTGATGTACTTCCGTACCCTGCACTCGTTGGCACTAACGTCTACAGACATTAGGCCCGAGCAGGTCATGCAGCCCGCACATTACAAAGAACTCGGGAACGCCATCGGAGTAAACCTTGTCGGCGCGAAACACGACCAGTTCGAGGACGTTCCATCGGTGACCTCGGCCAACGATCCGGTGCTTGGCCTGATTAACTTGGCGCGTCTGCGTAAGGTTCCGCTGCGCGACCAATACAACGAGAGCCGCATCGATCAGGATTGGAATGCCGTCAGCTACATCGACAAGTGCCTGACAGAATACAAGCAGACGATGGGCCTTTATGACTTCACCGACATGCTGGCAGAGTTTGTTCGGCAGTCCGATAAGTATTGCCCACACTTCGATCTGTGTTTTCTCGATGAAGCGCAAGACCTGAGCAACCTACAGTGGGACATCGCCCATATTCTGGACGACCACTCGAAGCGAATGTACGCCGCAGGAGACGACGACCAAGCAATCTACCGCTGGGCTGGCGCAAACGTGGACCACTTCATCAATCTGCCGGGCGGCAGCGAAACACTGTCCCGGTCTTACCGAGTACCACGCGAAGTCCATAAAGTTGCGGAGGGAGTGGTGCGCCGCATAACCCGTCGGTTTCCAAAACGGTATGAACCACAGGAAAAAGCGGGTCACGTGGCGCGGATCAACACTATCAACGCGCTTGATATGGCGCAAGGCTCGTGGCTCATTTTATCCCAAGCAGGTTACCAGCTACAGCCCGTCGCTAACGACTTGAAATCAAACGGTTATTTGTTCAACTACCGCGGCCACCGGTCCATCAGCGAAAAGGTTTCTGACGCGGTCAACGGGTGGGAGCAATTGCGCAAGGGAAAAGAAATTTCAGCAGAAGTCGCGCGCAAGATTTACAGCTTCATGTCGACAGGCGACAGGGTCAAGCGCGGCTTCAAAAAGCTGCCCGGGCTAGATGACCAAGACATGGTGACCATGCAAAACCTGATCGACAAGCATGGTCTATTAGCCGATACGAACATGATCTGGTCAGAGGCTATGGATAAGCTGCCCGAAACAGATCGGGCTTACATCACAGCCCTGCTGCGTCGGGGTGAGAAGTTCAACGGCATACCCCGCATCACAGCATCCACGATCCACGGATCAAAAGGCGGGGAAGCAGATAACGTCGTACTGTTCACGGACCTCAGTCCAGCAGCAGACGAACAGATGAGCATCAATCCGGATGACATGCACCGTGTGTTCTACGTCGGGGTCACACGGACCAAACAGAACCTATACATCGTAGACGCAGAAGACGTCTCAAGGAGCTATGACCTATGAAAAAGATCACGTATGACGAATACAAACTAATGACGCAGAACGAAATCCGCGAACAAGTACACCCAAACACTAAAGATGAAGACATCCCCGCTGTTCACTTCACGTGGGACCATGAGCTTCAGAAGTTCGTCCTGACCGGGTACGATGGGAAAGTACACTGATGAACAGACAAGAACTGTTGGATACCGCCGGTAACCTCATCAGCGGCGACCGCGCAAAAGATTATGGGGACGCATACGAAAACCACAGTCGAATAGCAGACGGCTGGAATATTATCATGCGTGGGGCACTCAACGACCCCGGCTACCTAACCCCGGCCCATGTGTCTCTTATGATGGATTGGGTAAAGACCAGCCGCCTGCTACAAACAATCGACCATGAAGATTCATGGGTAGATAAAGCAGGGTACACGGCCCTCGGTGCGGAGTTTGTAGCTCTAGCAGGACGTGACATGGAAACAGTTATTGAGGATGCACTTCGTGGCCAGAGGACTACAAATGGCGATGTTCGCCCCAAAAAGTGAATGGGTGCCGCCCGAAGAATTACCGGATTTGACGTCAGCCAAGCGAATAGCAATTGACGTAGAGACCAAAGACTCAAACCTAAAGCAAAATGGACCGGGCTGGCCCACCAAGGATGGATACATCGTGGGCTATGCTATCGCCGTGGATGACTGGGCGGGCTACCTGCCCGTCAAACACTTCGGTGGCGGCAACCTAGACGAAAAGATTGTGCGGCGGTGGTTGAAGAAAGTCTTCGAGTGCCCCGCAGATAAGATCATGCACAACGCACAGTATGATTTGGGATGGATCAGAGCCGAAGGGTTTGAAGTCCATGGACGCATAATCGATACGATGGTCGTGGCGTCCTTGTTGGACGAGAACCGATTTAGCTACAGCCTCAACTCTCTAGCCTACGACCACTTGGGAAAAGTGAAGTCGGAAAAAGGTCTAGTGGAAGCAGCGCGAGAGTTCGGAATCGATCCGAAAGCCGAGATGTGGAAAATGCCCGCCATGTACGTTGGACCGTATGCGCAGGGTGATGCTGAACTGACCCTCGAACTCTGGAATTATTTCTCCGTTCAGCTTGGCAAAGAAGACCTTTGGCATGTCGCGAACCTCGAACTGGACCTGCTGCCGTGTCTGGTCGACATGACCATGCGTGGCGTTCGCGTAGACGTGGACAAAATTGAGCGCGTTCGAGATAGTCTGCTCAAGCGTGAGAAAGAAGCACACGCGCAGATCAAGCACCTTGCTGGAAGTGCCGTGGAAATCTGGGCAGCGCAATCGCTTGCCAAAGCATTCGACAATCTCGGAATTGCCTATCCAAAAACCGAGAAAGGCGCGCCGTCCTTCACCAAAGCATTCCTGCAAGAGAACGAACACCCGATGGCAAAGCTCGTTGTCGAAGCGCGGAACCTGAACAAAACGTCAGGCACGTTTATCAACAGCATAATGAAACACTGCCACAGTGACGGCAGAATACACGCGCACATCAACCAAATCCGCTCTGATGATGGAGGCACGGTCAGCGGGCGTTTCTCAATGTCAAACCCTAACCTCCAACAAATCCCGGCCCGCGATCCTGAGCTGGGCCCGCTAATCCGTAGTTTGTTCCTGCCCGAAGAAGAGCACCAATGGGCCGCCATAGACTTCTCGCAACAAGAACCGCGCATCTTGACCCATTACGCACATGTGTATGGAAAAATGCGCAACATGCCGCTTGAAGGCGCTGCGGAGTTTGTCGAAGCCTACATCAACAACCCAGACACCGACTTCCACGACATGGTGGCGGAAATGGCTACCATTCCGCGGAAACAGGCCAAGACCATCAACCTTGGAATGATGTACGGCATGGGCGTCAACAAGCTGTCCGAACAGCTAGACGTGTCCGTAGATGAGGCAAAAAGCCTGCGGGACCAGTATAATGAACGAGTGCCCTTCGTTAAGGGCCTGATGAATGGCGTCACCAACCG